GGACAGGAGACCTGGGTACAGGCCCCCGGTCTGCCCGAAGATCTTAACAGGAAAGGTACGAGGAGTTCTTATGCCGATGGTGTACATCAAGGATGATGAGAAACACGCGTGGATCAACACCGACAAGATTATCTCGGTGACTGCTTCTAGAAGGGGGATTGAATTCAACCTGGATATCGATAACGGAGCGGATATTACGTTCTGTTTCGGATCTCTGCGGAAGCGTCGAGAGGCGCTGCGGCTTCTGGGGCTGACTATTCCTGGCTACGAGAACGAGGAGGGCTGAGATGGCGATGACGTACAAGTTCCCGACGTGGTGGGGTGGCGAGACTTTCATCGAGTCTACTGAGCCCCCGCAGATCCACAAGAAGCTGATCGCCATCCGCAAGGCGGTCGGTGGGCTGAAGGCAAAGAAGGAAGCCACGGGTCCCAACTTCGCGGTGCGTAAGGCCAGTGACCTTATGGCGAAGCTGCGAACGGCCATCGACAAGGAGGAGTGCCATGTGATGGTTGTCAGCCAGTCGATCATCACCGGGGACCTGGACAAGATCCCTCCTGATGGCAAGGGTCGCGTGTTCCGGTCGGCGGCTACCGTGACCACCCGGGTCCGTATCTGCGCCCCCGATGGCAGCTTCGTCGAGGGCGAGGGCTCCGGTGGTGGCGGAGATGCTGATGACAAGGCGGTAGGCAAGGCGTCGACGTACAGCTACAAGGACGCCCTCATCAAGCTGCTGACCCTGCCGGATGCGGATACCGTGGACACGGATGACGAGGCGGAGCACGGTGCCGTTCCTGCCATCGGCGCTGAGGCGGGGATCATCATCGAGGCGGTCGCCAAGAGCGAGAGCCGTGAGGATCTGAAGCAGTATGCTGCCGACGCCAAGAAGCTGCGCCTCCATGAGCAGAAGGCCGTGGGTGACGCGATCCGGGCCCGTCTGGCGAGTCTCGCTGGTAAGGGCGAAGCCGGGGGTGGCAAGTGACCGAGGATACCTGGTTCGCCGCGATCATCGGTGCCTCCCTCCTTACGGGTCTGGCCATCCTCGCAATCTGCCTCACGGCGGCCTCGTTTCATGAGGACAACAGCAAGGTGGACATCGTGCGTGCAACGATCGGCTGCAGAGCGGAGAAGCAGTGATCCGGCTGGGGATTCTGCTGGTGGCCCTGTGCTTCATTCTGGAGATGGTGGGTAAGCGTGGGATGGACCAGGGCAAGCTCAATTGACCGGGCGCTAGCCTGCCTGGGTTCCACCATCCTCCCCGCTGGCCCGGATCATCGATCCGAGTCGACGCTGGAAGCCGCCGCCTGGGGCACCACCATGCACCACTGGAAGGAGACGGGGGAGGTGCTGGCTCCGGATGGGTACAAGAAACTCGAACCCCTGGTCACCAAACGCCTCAGGAAGGCCTGGGGAACCCCTGAAGCCATCGAGGAGGCCCGTACCCGCCTCTGGCCCTCGGATGGGCGCCACGAGCTTTCTGTGGCCGTTCACACGGTCAACGCCAATCTCCACTACCCCGATGTGGTGTTTGAGCACGGGGCGGATCAGGCTAGGTGGACAGACCAGTGGAACGATGAGTGGGTTACCGGCTCCATGGACTACCTGGGGGATGTGCTGGGGGATCCGTGGGTGGATGACCTGAAGACGGGGCGCCACCCCACGGCCCCCGATGACCCTCAGATCCTCTTCTACGCTCTCGCAGCCTGGCTCATGGGTGAGAAGAAAGCTGACAGGGTTGTGACATCGATCACCCACTGGCCGAGGTCCCCGGTTGGGGGTCTTCCCGATAGGTACTGGGGTGAGATCAGCGCGGAGGATCTTGACAGCTTCCACCGGAGACTTATAATGGGTAGACGGAAGCGAGCGTGGGCCGATCCCGAGCGACCGGAGCTACAGGTGGGCCCTCACTGTAGGTACTGCCCAGCGCGAGCTAACTGTCCCGCGCTACGGGAGGCTCATGAGTCTGGTGAAGAGTGGTAAGAATGGCAAGAACATCTACAAGCTGTCCGATGACCTGTACACGTACGGGATGCCGGGGGAGTTTGGACCGCGAGTTGAGCGGTATATCGTGCGCAAAGATCGCGCGACGAGGGGACGTCCGGCTTACCGTCGCGTCCCAGGTGGAGTTATTCCCCCAGGGCTCAAGCCGGAAGTGAATCCTCCCATGAAGGTGATGGAGGAGTTGCTGCTGGCGGATAAGACGGCGCAGGCGTGACTCAGATGTGGTGGCTATGGGCCTATCTTGGGTTCATGGCTTGTGGTTTTGGGTTTCTGGTCTACATGACAAAGGATGACTGATGCATTTCGCTACGTTCACGGGTAAGGTTCAGGAAGTAAAGGAGTTCGGCAAGGCGGTCAAGTTGACGCTGGTGTCGCTGCCGGGGAAGGACAGCGGCTACGAGCCCGAGTACATGGAGGCCGTGTTCAAGGCCGACAGCTGGCAGGGCAAGGCGATCCTGGCCCTACAGAAGGGTGACGACGATGTCACCATCGCCGGCAGTGTGAAGCGCAAGAAGTGGGCCAATGGCAACGGGTACTCGCAGGAGATCCTGTTCGGGGAGCTGCGGATCCCCTGGTCGCTGCGGAAGCGGGAGAAGGCTGAGGGCGCCGTCTCCACCTCGCCCCCGAAGGCGAGCGAAGCGGGCGGTGGTCTCGACGACCTCCCTTTCTGACGGGGTGTGCCGGCTGCCCGGCGTGTACTGATTCCGGAGGGTACTATGGCTAGGAAGATCAGCTTCACACGGGCGGAAAGGGACGCGGTCGAGGGTGCTGCTAACTTGGACTGCACCACTGACAGCATGAAGGCTTCGCACAGGAAGGCCTTGGACTCTCTCCTGGCCAAGATGGACGCTGCCTCGGCAGAGCCTGAATCCACTCCACTGACCGGAGGTCCGGGCGGAGCCGCGGCTCTCTTCTGTGAGATCCTAAAGGGGCGCATTGTGGAACCCCAGACCCGACCGAGCTGGGCCATGCTCGCTAAGGCTCTGCGCGAGGCGGAATGGACCGAGGCGGAGATGCGGGCGCTGGATCTCAGCTGGGCAACCCGTCCCATTCCCGCGGCGACCGTGGCACTCAAGGGCAAGGACTGGCTGGCCCGGCAGCGGCCCGCAGCGTTCTCGGCAAAGAGTAACCGCCCTGCCGACATGTTCTTCGACACCTACCACGGGGATGGGGATGAGGATCCAGAATGACGGTAGACTTCCGACGATTCAGCGATATCGTACGCGAGGAGAAGGACAACCTAATCCGCCAGAGGGCCGATCGTGACGCTGGGCGCGATGTGCTGGTTCAGCTGCCTACTGGGTTGCGGGATCTGGATCGCAACGGCGGGCTGGAGCTGGATATTCTCACTGTCATCGCGGCGCCTACGGGAGAGGGAAAATCGGCTCTTAAGCTGCAACTGGCTCGCGCCGCAGCTCAGGCCGGTTACGAGGTCCTCGCCCTCGACTTTGAAGACCCCGCGAGAAAGACAGCCCATCGTTCCCTCGCCGGAGCCACGGGCATTGGCGCGCACAAGCTCGGGCGCCTCGCCTTTGAAGAGGGAGACGTACCCCGGCTGGAAGCGGCATCCGCTGAGATTGACACCTGGGGGAGTCGCGTTAGGCACCATGCCGGACTCCTTACCGCTGACCAGGTCCGCGAGGCCTGCTACAGCAACCCGGGAGCCCGGCTGGTACTCGTTGACTATGCTCAGGCGCTTCCAGGTCGAGATGGTAGTCTTGAGCGAGAGATTGCGGACCTCGCTTGGGATCTTGGGACCGATGCCCAACGAAATCACCGTGCAGTTGTGGTATTCTCTCAGACCATCGCAGCAATTGAGGAGCGTGGTGCCCGTCGATTCGAGAGGGATGGTACAATTGATGGCTACCGTCCAGGCCCTGGAAAGAGCTATATCAGCTGGGCACGGGCTCTGGCGGAGAGAGCTAAGGCCGTCTGGTATCTCTTTCGTCCCGGTCGCTGGGCTCTGAAGCACGGTATCGCAGGGGCCCGGGATGACACCATGGAGATCATCGTGGATAAGAGCAACTTCTCACTGGAGGGCCTGGTGACCGTCGGCTGGGACGGGGCTGCCGCCCGACTCTATGATAGGAAGGCGAAATGAGTCTACCTGACGACGAGGAACTTCCGGAGTACATCCCGGAGCTGCCCGACTGCGACATGGAGCCGGAGGAGGTGGAGGCGCTGGAGGTACATTACCTGGAGTGTGCCGAGCCCCTGGTGAGCATCTCCGGGCCTCTGGTGGGACATGAGACGCCGTACAATACCGGCGGCATTCACGGTCTCCTGATGACCCGCAAGGAAGCGTACATCTGGGCGCGTAAGAAGTACGGAAAGCACCTACACGAGATGGCCTGGCACCCCCATCGCTGGGTGGCTCGGGTGAAGGAGAGTTACTTCAATGGGCGGTAGCAATGACCTGGACTTTAAGCGGATCCTACGAGAGGAACAAGAGGAACGTGAGCGGGTCGCCAAGGAGATGCGCGAGGGACTTTCCAGAGCTCAAGCCAGGGTGAACGGACCAAAGGAAGACCCCATCAACCACCCCAGCCACTACACCAAGGGTGGCATCGAGACAATCGATGTCATCGAGGCCTGGGGACTTGGTTTCTGCCTGGGCAACACGGTGAAGTACATCAGCCGAGCGGGTAGGAAGGATCCAGGGAAGCTGCTGGAGGACCTGAAGAAGGCCCGGTGGTATCTGGACCGGGAGATCAGTACCCTGGAGAAGAAGAGTGAGTGACCTCCAGATGCATAACTACATCGACGCCACGCTCTGGCTGGCGGTTCTCTACCTCCTCGCCATGCATATCAAGGGGCCACCAACCAATGGCAGTATCCGCGGCTGAGCTGAAGCACGATGCCGATTTCCCCATCCTCCACGTTGGCGTCAAGCCAGGGGACTCCGCCATCTTCTGGTCGGATGTCCATGCGCCGATTCATGACAAGTTGGCAATGGGACTGGTGGTTCAGGCGCACCGGCTCATCCGGCCTAGGCTCTCGGTTGCCGGAGGAGATATCTTTGACGTCATGGCCCTCTCGAGCCACCGTAAGGCTGCTCGTCAGCAACTCGAGAACGGGTCACTCGCGGGCGAGGCTGACTCTCTGGCAGCGGAGCTTGATGAGATTGCGCGAGCCTCGGACTATGCGGTTATTCTCCCGGGGAACCACGAGGGGCGAGTAGAGAGGCTGGTGGATGATGTTCCTGGACTTCATGGTGTGCTTAAGTGGCACACTCCTTTCGATAGCGTTCTTGGGCTGTGGGATTGTCTCCCTACGGGGGCGGCTGTACGGCTGGGGCCTTTGCTGCTGTGTCACGGGCATGATCTTGCTGGCTCCCTTGCTGCTAGCCCTGCACTATCGGTTCTTCGGAACTACCCCGGCCAGTCGACCATCTTCGGCCACTGCCACAAGATCGACGTCGCCACCCGACCCAGCCTCCGTAATGGGCACCAGGTTGTGCATGGAGCTTGGACCTTCGGGCACCTGTCCGACCCCCGGAGGCAGGGCTACGCAGCCGCGTTCCGAGGCGCCTGGCAGCAGGGATTCGGGCACATCGAGTTCTGGGACCGGGGAGACGGCCGGCTCGGGTTCACCTGCCATCCCATCCGAATCTACCCAACAGTGACCGGAGGCCGCGTCTGCCGGGTCGCCGGGGTTACCCTGAGAGCGGAGGCTTAGATGCCAGCGTACGAGGGAGAGGATCACTGGACTGCCCTGATAGAGACAGGGCACTACGGCTGGAAAAACCAGGTGCTTCTGGAGCAACGAATCCGAAGGCTGGGCCGTAATCTAGCTATCGCTGGGGCTCTGGCTGCTGCTTACGAAAAGGGCTTTATGTCCTGCAGGCTGGACTGCGCCCACCGGGACTGGGACTGATGCCCCGCTTCCAGAGCTTCCGAGCCGACTGCGGGCCCACTGCCCTCTGGCATGCGCTGGAGGCTCTGGGCCACTCCAGGAGTCATGATGAGCTTGTCACACTGTGCCGAACCACCGCCGAGGGGACCTCACCAGTGCAGCTGGTACGAGCCATCAGGACCCTGGCCGAACCGCTGTCCCTCTACGGGCCGATGGAGATCAAGGATGCGAAATCAGACATTGCGGGACTTCGTCTTCGGAGCCTCATCGGTGACGGTCGCCCAGTTATTCTTCTTGTTGACGACTGGGAGCACTGGGTGGCCTGTGTGGGTTGTCTGGGCCATCGGCTACTTGTCAGCGACTCTGCAGATCTGCGTCAGCTCATCTACTACCGACCGGACGAGTTACTGAGCCGCTGGGGTCACTCGGCGGGAGGGAGAGGAGCCTACTATGCAATTGGAGTCTGAGCTACTGAGGCCCCATCGCCTCATCATCGCAGGGTCCCGGGGCCTGTCCATCAGCGACGAGGAGATAAGCGACGCCGTATTCACCATGGGCATCCACGTTACCGAGGTGGTCAGCGGGCTGGCGCCTGGGCCGGACAGTGACGGGAAGCGATGGGCGGAGCGCTGGGGCATCCCAGTGACTGAGTTCCCCGCCAACTGGAAGAAGTACGGGAAGGCAGCCGGACCGCTTCGCAATAAGCAAATGGCTGACTACGGGGACTACCTCCTGGCCTTCTGGGATGGGGAGAGCAGAGGAACCGCCGACATGATCCAGCGCATGAACCTGCTGGGGAAACCGGGGTACGTTGTCACAGTCGCCAAGCGAGCCCTCGAGCCGCGTCCCGGCATCGATACCGGCCCCTAGGTACTACGACAAGCCAGAGGACTGGGAGCGGATCATTGGTCTCTGCATGGGCCGCCGCGTTGGCTTCGATACGGAGTTCTACGGGGCGGACCTGAGCCGAACGAGCCACGAAACTTGCCCCCACCGAGCGAGGGTACATGTCTGGTCGATTGCGCTACCCACCAAGATTCTCCATCCGCGCGGCTACCACCGTGCCGTGTCCGCTGTGTTTCCCGCTCTGGCTCTGCAGAACGAGCGGGTTAGATCATGGCTTCGCGATCCTGACAGCATCAAGGTGGCGCTCAATGCACCCGTTGACGTACACGCAACTGAGCACACAGCTGGGTGTGATGTCGTCGGCGTGGTTGATCTTCTCTCGACGGCTCGGTGGGTCTGGCCGGGTCGAGTTGCACCAGGTCCAGGGTTTTCTCTGGACGCTCTCGGGTCTGACGTTCTGGGGCGTGGCAAGGTGGACAGCTACGAGGACATACTAGGAGAGCCAAATGTGGTCCAAGTTGAGAGACGCAAGACAGAGCATCGTGTGGTATGTGCCTGTGGCGCATCCCCCTGCCGGAAGCGCTCCACTGATCCCCTCCACGCAAGGACGAGGGAGACAACCGTGCATCGATGGTATGAAGAGGTGGTCCGCGGTACCCGTCTCATCCCACTGGAGACGGTGGTCCCCGGGCATCCGCGATGGGAGAGGCTAGTGCCCTACGCGGGGGTGGATGCGGAGCTGGCCATTGAGCTGGACCAGATACTCCTGAGGGAGCTGGGGCGGCTGGAAAGACCTAACCCATGGTGACCCATAGACACAGAGAGATTTGCATCCTGGATCAGTCGGATGCTTGCTGGGGGTACACGTGTGACAGTACCCACATGACCTGGGGTTACTTCTTCCATGCGGTGGCCATAGCCGGGGCTCTGGAGATGGCATCAGACCCATACACTAACTGGGAAGCCAACGGTGCCTACTACGGCTGAGGTGACCAATGCCGAACGAACGCAACTATATCTGGCAGGTGTTGACCGAGCAGTCGTCGCAATGGAGCGAACCGGCGTCCATATCGACGTCGAGCGATGTCGGACCATTGGTGCCCGCGCCGCGGCCGACGAACTCACCGCCTGGGAGCAGCTCAAGCCCTGGGCCAACTGGTCCAAGTGGGGTGCCGTCGACCTCCTCGGGGTCCCGGAGCTACTCCGCAACGATCCAGGCGTTGGAGGAGTACTATCATCGGACGTATGCTCGGATGGCGGATCTGATGACGACGCCGAGGATCCTGGTGAACTCTCGGAGGGCAGAGCCGGCGAGTCCGGCCAGAAGCTCAAGCAGTACCTCCACGGACCCGAGCGCGACGGAGGATTGGGCCTGGAGCCAAGTCCATTCTGGAAGAAGGGATCTGTCAAACCTGGAGAGGTTAAGACTGATGCGACGGCTCTGGAGTATCTTGCGGGACAGCACCCGGAGCACCGCGAGGCTCTACAGGCGCTGCTCCGCTTGCGACGTGCACGAAGTTGTCTCAAGTATCTGCGCAAACTACCTCTCTTCGTGCTGCCGGGCACAGGTCGCGTACACCCTGTATTTGGGCCAAGCAGCGACGCCGATGAGCGTGTTGGGGCTATCACCGGACGATTTGCAGTCAAGAAACCAGAGCTACAGCAGATCCCCCGCGACCCCCGCAAGGACATATACGGCATCCGATCCGTCTTCACCGCGCCTCCCGGCTTTGAGATGGTTGGGGTCGATTACTCAGCGCTCGAGGTCGTC